CTGCATCTCGTTTCATGACTGTAACCATTGCTGCTGCTATGGCTTCCATCAATGGTGAGTTCTGTGAAAACTCTCCTTCTGTTACAAAACCTCTGGCTTCTAACTCTTGAATGAGTTCCTGCTTTGTTGCATCAACTTCTAGTGCCATGTTACTTACCTGCGAATACGGTGGTTGATACGTCCACATGCGGTTTACCAGTGAACGGACAAATGGTTGCCCCAGTACAAACACCTTTTCCGCCATTGAGTTTTATTGTGTCGGCGTCTTCGGTGATGTTCTTGGCTTTAATGATGAGGTCTTTGCCTACGGTTAAATTCACTTGCCCTTTGATGTCCTGTACTTGGTCTTCGAGTATGGTGATCTGCTCACTCTGTTTTACTACCACCTTACGAAGTTGCTCAATGATAGCTGTGTAGTTGGTCGCGTTTACTGCTCTATCGACACAATTCAACGTGGCGTTTTTATCTGTGGTGCTCTCAAAGTTTCCTTCTTGGTCTACTAGGTGGTAGACACCCTGGCGTTGTTGGTATCGGCTTTCACCTTCTTTGATACCTGGTAACTTGAACCCAAGCGGAAGAACGCAACGAACAAAAGGTTTGTCCGGTTGGCCGAACATAAAACCGAGCTCTACGATACTACCAATTGCGGGAGGCTCTAGACGGCCAGCATGATCACCAAGACCTGGCACCGGAAGTGGTACCGCCTGCAGTGGTGGTTTATCTTCGTATTCCATGCCCTTTTCATCGAGTAGCTGCACATCCACGGCATAATGAGGATAAAAGCGATCAGACAAGTCACCTTCTTCTGGCAGCTCTGGCAATGCGACTACCTTTCCCCACCTTGGCAAATGCCACTGGCCTGTGAACTCTGGAAACAACCGGAAGATAATGCGCTTGATAGTATTCACATCCATGTTAGCTTTGCCTCCGTTCCCTCGAACTCAACACCAACTAAACGAAGTCCATTCACGACAACACCTGGCTTCAACTTTGGAATAGCCGGTATCTTTACCGACTTGTTGGCCGTGTGGTTCGTCATAAGTGCACTTGGTATGGTGACAGGTTTATCTGCCCAGAATGAATCCTTCCAACTGCCTACGTAAATTTGCCCATTTCCTTGTTGCTGCCAAAATAGCCCATCAATGCTGAACGCTTGGGCCAATTCGTCTATAACTCGATAGCCGTTACCATCGCTATAAAAACAAGGAATGGCCGTTTTGCTGTAGGCTTTTTCTGGTACCACAAATTGAAGGCCCGTTTTATTGGTGACTTCGCTAAGCAGCTGCATAAGTGTTGGGTGACGCATGATGATGTTAAGTGGCTTGTAGAGTATCGCCGCTAATTCGCGGCAGAATACTTTCGACCAACCTTTTTCGGCTGGTTGAACTCGTTCGATGTAACCAAAAAAGACTCGCGTAATATCCTCGCCCCAGCCTAAGTCCACGGCGATGATGGTGTTTGGATTTGGACTGCCTTCAACAGAGAGTTCACAGCGACCTGGTGTGTTTTCACTAAAGACTATTCGATGGCTTTTCACCTTAGCTTTGTCTTTACCAAGGTAAGCGCGGCAAAGAAACTTGTTGTTTGTTGTCATACGTCACCGCCTTTTAAGCCAAAGCATTATCAACCGCTTTGAGCACCTTCATAACACCAGTAAGTTCCACTTCTGTACCTGGCGGCACATTGTCACTTTGTCCAGCTTCAACCGGAGTATTCACACCTTGCACTTTTTGCTGTGCGGCGGGTTTATCCGGTTGGCGTTGTTCGACTCGCTCTGGTACCGAAAGGTGCTCGACCAGTTCAAACGAAACGCTCCATTGCCTGTGAGAATCTTGCTCATCAGCACGAACAGCGCCTTGGAATTTCACCTGGCGAATTTTCAAAGCCTCTGCCGTTTTGTTGCTAATACGATAGATTTGGCGAGCATCGTTCTCTTGCGCTTCTGCCATGCTGAATAAGTTGGTTAATAGCTGTTTTTTGGTAAAAGGGATCACGCCTTTCACGGTCAGAATTTTACCTTTGCTGCCTGTTTCCGCTTGGTCGGTAGCCGAGGTCTGGCCGGACATATCCTGTCCGGCCAATTGCTGACGAACGCTAATGCGTAGGTTCTTTAATAGGAGTTGAGTGCCGTTTAGGGTTAGCATTTCTCTTATCTCTTTAATATCTTGGCGACTAAATATCTATCCGTCTGATAGTGCACGTTAATGCTTTTCCACTAATAGTAAATGCCTCACCGTCAACTCTTGATATAGAAATTTTTACACTTGATAAATTGCCTCTTACAACACCTTTATAATTAGTACTAACAGTTCCTATGTACTTATCCTCACTGTTAGTCTTAATAAATGCACGCTTTACTGTTCGGTGTGTACTTTCACCATCTTCTCTAACCTCAATATCAAAAATATACGTACCATAAACAGAGGGGTCGTTAGTTCTATAGAAGTCAATCTCGACCTCATAACACCCTATATTACGGTGCTCCATTTCAACAATCGAATCAATAGGTTCGCCATTCAATTCTGTAAATGATACATATTGTTTCTCTGTGCTAATTGTTAATGGTTCCATCTCTGTGTATGTCTGATAGGTCCTACCACCTGATAGTGTTTTCATAAATGAACCACGTGCGGCTTCGATTGTATCAGCTGTAAAATGCCCCCAACTTGAAGGTTCATTGATAGCGACAAGCTGAACACCTGATGGTCTATGAATACCTCTATTTCGGCAGCTAAATTTGTTCCACTCTTGGTACATGCTTCCGCTCATACCTTTATCAGCAAGTACTCCATAATAGCCACATTCAGAAACACAGTTGATCACCTTAAATGCTGCGCAATACCGATTGTGCCAATTAATACCGAAACCACTAACAAATACATTAGAGCATGTAACCGTAGTTGCATCCCTAATATCAGATAATTCGCCAACATTGGAGTGATAACCAACCGCAAACCCTGTGCTATTATCGTTGGTATAACCGTCAATATTATCTTTATCTCTATTTACTACTCCGTAAATTTGCATATTTTTAAATGTACAAAGATAAAGTGGTGCTTTTCCATTAAATCCATTTCTAAATCCAGAAAGATCTACATTTTTAAAGTTAACCTTTCTACAAGCTGCCTTCATATCTATGTGTACTGCATCCGAAAACTCTGATTCTTCATTATTCGTTGATATGACTGACAAATCTTCTACATCCATGCTTGAAATGCTATCTTCTTGAGTAGGAGATATTTTCAAACCATGGATGTTTTCTGAAAACCGTAACTTCGTATTTCTACGACCACTCCCTTTATAAATTATTGCAGAATACAAAACCAAAGTATTACTATAATCAAAAATTCCTTTGGGCCAATACACCTTTCCAATTTTATAACGGGCGTACCAAATAGCTTTGTTTGTTCTTTCTAGGCAATCACTACCATCACATTTAATTCCAAATTTTTTTAAATTAATGCGACAAGAATCGGCGAAGTTCTGCTCAATATAAGCATTTTCATCTATTGTAATAATACTTCCAAAATCTTGAGTATGATTCCCAATCCTTATCACTCCCCACCCACTTCCACCATCAGATTGTTCCCAATACCCTTGCCAGGACACTTTTATGCCATCTCTAATTTTAGCGCCTCTCAGATATTTTAAAGCAGACTGAAGATTCGTGAACTGTGGTAAGTCATTATTATGCAAACACTCAATAAAATAATTTTCTTCCAAATCTTGCTCAAAACTACCACTTGTTATGAACGGTATCTTTTTTACATTTGGTAGATATTCCCTTTGCACATCTTGTTCATCAGTATGGCTAAATAATGTTAGTGCATTTCTTTTTTTTATTTTGAGCGCTGGTCTCCATTCGACTCTTTCTCTAATTGTATGCAAATTACTAATAGATTCGACATGATTAGATAAGCTGTCCTTCTCTCTGAAATCATTAACGCTTCCATCAGCCAACACTTGGCCAATCTTGCTAACACAGTGCTTCACGCCATTTGCATCGGTGTAGTCGTCTTTCTCTTCTGCAGTAACAACAAAATCAAACAAGGTGACTTGTTCACCAGTTGGCGTTCCTTCGCGGTGTGCGTCTACGTAGATGAACGATGGCTTGTTAGGAACTTGAACATTGCGATCAAATTCGAGTGTGACACGGTTTCCCGACACATAACCGGCACCCGCTTTGATGTTGAATGCACTCGCTTGAGGCGTGACCAAGAAACCGTCTTCGATAAACCAATCTTTGCCGTTCTGGTCGATGATGGCTTGGGCTACATCATCATCCATTTTCTTCATACGTGGCGTTGCGTTGTACTGCCACGATGAAGCGTCCACCGTGATGTTGGTGATTTCAGCAATGTCTTTGTACTCAAGTACGACAGAGCGCACCAAGGTATTACCTGCAACACCTGGTTCGTCGGCTGACTTTGGTGTTAATGCATGATGGTCGATTGTGACCAATACGCCATATTCAGAGCAGTACGCACCTGTCCAGTTAAATTCGAACGGGCCAACGTCACTGGTCAATGTCGTGCTGTAAATAACCGAGTCGGCGGAGAGTCGGCCACGCTGTTCGACACCTTCTTGGTGAACAACATGATCAGTGGGTACCACATCATCTGGCTGTGGGTACTCTGGGCGATTAGGCACCTTGGCAAAAATCATCTTGTCGATGATCAGTGGCTTTTCTTCGGCATTCAGTTGCGCCAACAGTGCTTTACCTGCGGCGGTTAAAATTGACTTATCAGTGGTATTTGCCATTTTTATTGATTCCTTAGCCCTTCACTGTGGCTTGGTAATATTCACAATCGACATTGAGCACACTGGGTAACATGCCAACGTTGAGTCGTGTCTTAACGTGTGACGCTGAGTATTGCGCTTCGACATTCTTGCTTCGCGCGGCCAACGGCATTTCGACATAACTGGTGTATTGATAACGGCGACAGGTACGCCCGTATTGACGTACGACTGTGTCTAATAACTTCGGGACGTTGGTTAAATCCCCATCTCGGATTTTCAGGCTGATCACATCCCAATCGACGTTCACTAACCTTTCATCTTGACCAATGTGCGGATAGCCGAGCTTTGCAAACATGTCTTCCCAGCCGGATACCGAGCCTGCATCACGGGCAAAACCATAGGCATGAGCCACACGGATTCGAAACAGTTCTTCGGGTTCTTGGCCGAGCTTTTCTACTCCACGTTGCCAAGCAAGAATATTGACCAAAGCCATTGGCGCGGTGAGTGGGTCATGTTGCTGTAGCGGCATTTCAAACGCAGCTTTCACATGCTCCCAATAATTACGCATGGCTCGGGCGAACTTGGCGAGTTCGCCTCTACCCATCCAGTAACGAAGGTTTATCTCAGGTATTTTCAATGGATACCTCCAACGTCTGAATGCGTGGCACCGTTAGGTTGTTAATGATGTCGGCGTTATCGAATTCGAGTGATTCAATCTGTGCAAACTGTCCGTGTAGCTCTTGGCCTAATTTGGAGAAACTAAAGCGCAACACCGGATTGGTCACGGTTGGCGAATAATCGGTGTTCTCACGGAATGCCGCACCTATGAACTTTTCAACGGCTGCTTTTAACTGGGTGCGCTCATCCATCGTGAGAGAGCGAAGCGGCCACACGCGGCAAACAATATTGGCCTGCGTTTCTGGCATCGCCATCACCTGCAGATCATCACCATGGCCGTGCTGCCCTTGCTCGCGAATATAAGCATTCAAATCAGCAAGCATTTCTGGTGATGGTTCACCCGTATCAAGCAAAATGTAGGAATTGGCAGTACCTGGCCCACGTGGTGCGTTATGTTCGAAATAGACGTTGTCATCGTTAATGCCTGCACGACTTGTTAGCAATGAACGGTAAGCCGCATCTATGTGCCATTTAGCAACCGCGCTCCACTGGTTTCGGATACGTAAGCGCAGTTCATCGTTGCTTTCTTTGTCTGCACCCGCCTCGGTTAGCCATTCGGCTGGGTTCGTTGCTGCTGCAATACCTGGTATCGCAGTAGGCAGAATATGGTAATAACCTTCGCCAAGGTTGTAGGCCGCGCCTTCACTTTCCGCTTTCACTTCCGCCATGATCATCGTTTCGTTTTCTGGCAGCGTGGTATCAGCAAGCACACGAACGCGGTAGATATTGCCGTTAATCGGTTCGGTCTGAATCCAAGTATCTTTTGGAATGACTAACGCTGGCCCTTTTGCGGCGGCACGTTGAAAGGCGATCAGACCTTTCGCTTTGGTTGCCCCTTTGCGAGTCAGTTTGCATTGCCAAGCGAGTAGGTCTAACCATTGGTCGACTGCAGTCGCCACGAACATGTTTGGTAGAACATAACCCACCAATAGCGTATTGATGAGCCACAAGGTGACTTTCACCACGGCCGATTCAATCAAGCGCCAGAACGGAGAGAAAGGCGAATCATTAGAGATAATGCACTCTTCCTTTTCCATCTCGTCTTTCAGCACTTTTTTCCAACTCGCTTCATCGGTAGGAATACCGGATTGCTTCACCAGCTCGGCGTAATCTGGTTTTGGAATATCAGACATTGGTTATCTCCGTGGTTACGTCGCCAAAGTCTGCAGTCGTGGCGAAAACATAAATGGTGCCTTCCGTTGGCTCTTCTAATCGCACGGTACCAGGTACCAAACGAACATCTTCTTCAACCAACAGCTCTAATTTGGTGCGAATATCCGCTTTTTTTGATGGGCTACGCTCTGCGATGAGCTCAACCGCTAAATTGCTTTCGATAATGGCGTGTTTAATGTCTTGGGCGATCACCGCTCGGTCTTGAATCAATACAGGGTTACGGCCTGCATCGAGCACCACATCACCGTTTTCAATTAGGATGTCTTGATAGAGGTAATCCGCCATTAACCTGCCGCCATTTCTAATTCACTCGCCATGTCCTGTGGACTGCTCATGTAAGTTGGATAAATCGCCACACCACCGTAGTTGGTTGAACTGGTTTGATAGTTGGCAATGCTCTTGGCCGCGCCACCTGGCTGAACTTGAGCGTAAGGTGTCGCGCTTTGGACTGACTTAGATTTCACTTGAACAGATTCATCATCACCGCCGAAACCTGGTAGCCAATCAACGAGCCCTTTCAGGCTTTCCCAAATACCCGCTAACTTCTGAGTGAACCAACTAAAGACGCTTCCAAAAATGTTGCGCATCGATTCGGCCATTTCTCCTATGAAGGCAAAACCACTGGTATCGGTAAAACCACTCATCACCCATTGCCAGCCTGCTTTGATGAACTCAAACATGGCTCTAAATGGCATGGTGATTAATGAGAGAGCTCCTTCTAGTACTTGGAACCAAGTTGTGTCACCAAACGAGGCTTTGAGATCATCCCAGTAATAAATCAGCGCACCCACCGCGGCTGTTGCGGCAATGACGGCCCCCACAATCAAAATGATTGGGTTAGCTGCAATCGCGATATTAGCGGCAAGCATCGCTACACGTAGCCCCGCCATGCCTTGGGTGAGTAAGAAGCTCACGCCAGTAAACAGCTTCATAGTGAGCATGTAAGTCGCCATGGCTTGCTTACCCACACCCATCATCAAGGTAAATGCACCGCCTGCTGCTGCAGCGCCTAAAATCGCCATACCTGCAAAGCCAATGTATTTGGTCAGGTTCGGAAATAGTTGAGTCCATTTAACGATTTCTTGGCCGCCATCAGCTAAAGAAGATATTAGAGGCACCAGAGAAGGCATCAACGCTGTACCAATTGCCGCCCTGATAGCAAATACCCCTTGTTCCATTCGTTGCCATTGGTCGGTCATATCTGCAGCCATTTGCGTTGCTGCATCCATCCCTTTAACACGACTTAGAGCTTCCATACTTCCGGCGAATTCATCTGCCCGATTAACCAAATTAGTTAGCATCAATGCACCGTCACCCAATCCGGCATCATCAAGCAGAGTTCTAGCTTGAGTACCTGACAATCCTTCTAACAATGGGGATAGGTTCTTCAATACCTGCTGCATTGGTAACAACTGGCCGTGAGTATCAGTAAGTTGAACACCAAGTTCTTCTTGTGCTGAAACCGCATTTTCTAAGAAGTTGGTATATTGCGTTACTGCGTCACCTTCGGACATTTGCCCTTTAAGCATGCCGAATACCGCGAGCTGCTCTTGCAAACTAACGCCCATCGTAGACGTAAGCGAATGCATCCCATCAACCATGCCTTCAATAGCATCCATTTCGACACCAAAGAGTTGTTTGGCTGTGGCTGTCATGCCAGCTACTTGCTGAGTCCAATTATCTTTGCCCATAGCATCAGCTTCAGCTTGATAATTGCCGTAAAGGTTTTTTAGGTATCGGTTAACAGTGTTTGCATCAGATTTCATTGCTGTTGCTAGTACTGCACTAGAGCGAGTCACACTAGCCATAACTTCGGGAGGCATATTGCCCATTGCGTTTTTGATGCCTTCGGCATGACGCACGACTTCAACGGCACTTTGTCCAAACTCAGCACTAAATTCGAATGCAGTTTTGGTAATCTCTTTTAGTGCATCACCGGCAACGCCAAGTGATTTCACTTCACCTAACGCCCTGTCCATTTCAATCGCTGGCATCAAGGCTTGCTGCAATGCGAAACCAGCACCCACCATGCCTGCCGCACCTGCCATCATGGTATGAGTACCTTGACGATAGGTGTTGGTGACATCATTCAATTGACGTTGAATATTGCCCAGAGGTTTTGAAATCTGGTCAATCAATCCAACTTGAAATCTGAGTGCTTCTGGTAACATCAACAATTCTCTAATTGCTTGGTGGTTAACCGCTAAAGGCTTTGGCTACACCGCTAGCGGTGACGGCTTGCATGTTTTCCCAATGGTTCTTCTCTAACCAAATCGCATAAGCTAGGTTCTGATCAGTGTCCGGCTCATTGGGTAGCCACTTTCGCCGCCACGCATACATTTTTTGCCTGTCGCTGCTATCTATGGCAGCGACAAGCCCATCTATTTTTTTACCGAGATGGAAAGCTTAGGTGCGTACTCTTTAAGAACCGCGCCATAAATCTGCGTTGCCGCACCTGGGTTCTGTTGGGTAAGTTCACGCAGCGCATCTTTTGAGCCTTCGCTAACACAGCTCATTAAGAAGTTATGGGCCGCGCTACTCGCATCACCTTGTAAAATGGTGTTTTGCGCTTCGTCGTACTCGGCTGGCGTTGGTTTGAACTCAAGGTCTGCTGTACCAACGGTTAAAACAATGGCTTTACTCATGCTGCTTCTCGCTCTTTATCTAACTTGTTTTCCAAACGGTCGAACCGTCCATTAATTGAATCTTTCAAATCGTCTACGGCTTCCCGTAGTTCATGCTTGGTGGCGTACTTTTCAGCAACATCCGCACGTTGGTTGGCTATCGCCAGCTCGTTTTTGTGAGTCCGCTGTTCGAGATCTCTGGTTGTTGCTGCGGATTTCTCGGCGCGGGTGTACACAAAACCGATCAGCGTTAATAGGAAGCCGCCCAATCCCAACAACACGCGCCAATCCTCCATTTAGCCTCCTTGCAAATTCAGTTTTTTACTTTTATCCGCACTGCCTTTGCTGCTACCCAACCAAAAAGCTACCCCTGTGCCAAACGCACCTAGCACGGTACCGGAAATCATGATCAGCACTTGGGCATACTCTTGCGATGGTTCACCGAAGAACAAAGCGGCAAACATTCCAGTGACCATTGCGCAAAGCAACAAAGCTAGAAGACTTGGCATCCAGTGATCTTTGTGCTGCTCACGAGCATGCTGCGTATCTGCTAGATTGGCTCGCTTAGCTTCCAAAGCTAAGCGACCTTCTTCAATGGAGAGACGCTTAAGCTCTTGCTCGTGCTCTTTCTCCAATTGACGCAATTTGAACAATGCTTCAGTGTCATTGACCAACGCCTGCTCAATAGCTTCGGGCGTATTTTCAACACCAAGGGCATTAGCAACTAATCCACCTACCGCCCCCCCTGCAGGGCCGCCAATTAAGGTGCCGACCAGTGGTGCAGCTGAACCAATGAGTGATTTCACTTTTTCCCACATATCAATCAATCCTTTAGAATTGTTAGGCTTGCTAGCTCTCCGCCAAGCTCTGCCATCAGGTTGTTAAATGCAGCGGTTGAGTTCATCACTGCCCATTCACCACCCACAAAACCAAAATCCACACCAGGAGCCAAACAACCTTGAAGCTGCTTAGGCGAATTCGCTTTGTGAATCAAAATGTGAGTTCGTAGGCTTGGCCCTTGTCGAGTCACACCAAGGTCTTTGCTTTCCAGTGCATAGCACTCACCAAACTTTGGTGATTTATGAGGAAAAAGCGTGTAGCTACCTTCTGGAATACAGGACTTAGATGGCGCGTTGTTCAGCCAAGGTCGCTCAACAACACAACAAACCTGGCTGCCATCAGCACGGTGTAAGGTTGAATAGGTACCGTGGGGAAAGTAACGGCGCTTTAAAACAAAATGCTTCATCGCTTAAATCTCTCTATGTTGCTTTGGCACTGGGTGCAGTATTTACACCCTGGTACTTTTTGGCGGCGTTCTTCGGGTATTGGGACGCCACATTCGCCGCATTCCTGTGCGCTTTCCCGTTGTTCCATTTGCTTAGCCCTTGCCAGTTGGTTGGCAATCGCCACTTCTGTGAATTGGGTTTCAAGGCCACTGGCATGGTCGATAACATCAGACATTACGCCCCCTGTTTATTGAGCAAAAAGCTACTGAACCAAATCTTCGGTTTCATCTGGGCGCAAGTATGGAACGCCGTTGATTTTCACAAAGTCGGGGCTTGTCACTTCGAACGGCAGCTTGTGAACCAATGCACTACCACCATTTGAATCGGCATCAAGAAGATCAGAGATTTTGATACGACAACCGTAGGCTTCAATTTTGAGCTCGTCTTTATCAATCTTGCCGTAGAACAGCGCGTCAAAATCAGGCATTCCACGCCAAGATCCGGCTTTTTTTGCTGCCTTGCTCAACTGGTTGAATTGCTGCGTGGTAAGCTCCATCTCACCGCTTGCTTCTACATCGCCATCGACATAACCATCAGGCACACCAGAGGTTTTATTGACGGCAGAATTATCGGTAATGGATAGAGTGACTTTTTGCGCTTTGAGCTTGTAGTCACCCATTGAAAAATGCATGTTCTTGCCAGAAATACGCATGCTCATGGATTACGCCTCCGCATCTGCAGGGTTAGAGAGATCAAGCCCAATGTTGACAACAATGTGTTTCGGGCAGTTATGAGGGCGAACCATTAAGCCAATGTTTACTTTGGTTTTTGTCATCCACTGAATCGACACGTCTTCATCGCGTGGTGGCATGATTTCACCTGGGAACTGAATGCCGCCGATTTCAGTGGTCTTCGACATATCGCGCATGTCTTTACTGAAATAGGTGCGGTTGAGCTCAATACTTGGTGGTGTTGAGTTAAGGATTCGGTCAGCAATACGACGAATCGCTTTAATACGAACGCGGCGGTTTAGTTTGTGAACTGGGCGAACGTATTCAAGGAATTGATAGTCGCCACCTTTCGCTTCTAGCGTTGAACCATCTGTCCAGTAGATACCTTCCATATCCGCATACCATTGCGGCAATGAATAACGCGCCTCGGCTAACGCTGCAATGGTGCTCATTTCTAATGGTTTACCCGCGCTATCAACAGGCATTTCACCAAGACCAAGCAAACTGCCTGTTGCAACGCGCATAGGACTATCGGCAACAGTGACAGCACGATCACATAGGCGACCACCAAGCACACCCACGTTGTTACCATTGAGTTGCGGCACTGGTGTAACCAAATTAGCGGCAACATCTTTGACTAGGGTTAGCATGGCCGTTTCATAGTCTGACCACGTTTGTGCACCTTCACCTTCTGCCGTAATACCAGGACAAGCAGCAAGGAAGAACACCCAACGACCAAGTTTGCTCGTGAGTTCTGTCGCCTTGTCTTGCATCGCGGTGAAGTCGGCTTTGTCTGTCACAACATCGACAATACAAGTACCTTCAAAAGAGTCGGTACGGTTGGCAATGTCTACCGCTTCTTGCCAAGTAGCATCAGCCGCTAAACCAAAGATGGCACCCGTCCAGTTTTGTTTGCCATTGAGCTGCGCGGCTTTGACGTTTGCGCCTAGCGCATCATCGGCCACCACATCATCAAGATTGGTCATGTTGTTAACGCGCGTGACTTTGCCTTGCAGTTCGGCTTTATCGGTGCGCCCGATGTAGATCAGGTGGCGTTCAATTTCTGGAATCCCGCCTTGCCCTAAATTGAGGTTGTTTACCTCTACCTTTCCGGTTGCCATTAGTTGTTTCCTCGCTTATTTTCGCGTCTTGGCCTGCTCAAAGATTTTTATGAGTTGGCGGGTTACTTCGCGTTCTTTACTGCCTAATATCTGGCGTTCTGCTAATGGAATGTCCCAAGCAGTGACACTAGGCTGATTGCTCAGCTCTCGGATAATTTGCCCGGCTTGGCCATGGGTAACGGTTTCCATTAACAGACGAAGGCTTGGCTTTTTCCGTCCTTTACCGCTTTTTCTCGGTACCGTGTAGCCCAGTTCCCTTAACTTTCGCGCTTGCCCTTTACTGCAAGGCGCGGAATAGTCTGGTGTTCCCCAACGCTTTTGCATTTGGCGCTTGGTCATCTTTTGCTTTTGACCAAGATGATGCCGAGCTGCAATTTTTGCGGTGAGCTTGTTGCTCCAAGTCAGGTCGAGCATGTTGGCGTTTCGTACATAAGGGGTTAACCCTTTCGCCATGCGCCGCATCACCTTGCCGCGCTTCTTACCTTTTCTTGGTTCTAACGCTTGGTCGTGAATATCTTTTTGTTGCTGAATGCGTTTGCGTGTATTGGCTTTTTCCCAACGGCCAAGGGTTTTCAGTATCCAAACTCGCTTCTTTGGTGGCAGTGCTAACATGGCAAGCTTTTCTTGCATGTTGAGCACATCCCTTTGATTCGCATTAATTGTTGGTTTCATTCACCAACTCCGCTTCTTCTGCGGTGTAAATCTCTACGGCTTGAACTCGATATTTGATTCCGCGCCAGGTAATCATTCCTGCCTCTGCATCTGGTACCAACTCGATAGGCTCCATCAGCTCAAGCTCTATGCTCACATCAGCCAGCTCACTGCTAATCACATCAATCGAAAGTGTTGGGTCTTCGAGCTCTTGTTCGTTGCGGTCTTCTTCATAGTCGCTTAACCAACAGGCCACAAGAGCAAGCAAACAGCGCGGGTCTAACAATCGGTGAGGAAATTCCTCTACCGAGATCACCGCGTTGTATTTCCAGTAACACGCAATGTAACCATCGTTGCCTCGGTCTTCACCACTTGGGACAATCGAGCCGTTCTCTTGCCAAGCATCAATTTTGTTATCAAGTACATTGCAATTGAGGTGACTAACGATGTATTCCGTTAAATGCTCAAGCTTGGTCTTGTTGTAGGCTGTATCGCTCATATCGAATCAATCCCATTGGCACTTCGGCCAAGCAACAAGCGCACATCTTGATTGCTTTGGGTGATAAAGCGTGCCTCTTGTTCTGGTTCATCTGTCGCTACGCTTTCGCCCTCTTTGCGGCGGTCTTGAGTGGCGAACTCTGGCAATAGATCAGCATGGGCCAAACCATAAACCGCGCGTTTATATGCCGCTGTTTTGGCTGCGTTTAGCTTCGTCGGAATATCGTCAACCAACAGGCTTGCAAGTCGTTGTTGGATATTTAGAGCTGCAATGCTCACGGCTGCAGCCATAGAATCGTTGTCAAAGGTGTGAGGAATACGGCGCAATTGGCGGAACTCATCGGTTGATAAATCCGGCCAGCCTTCACCTGGAATGGTGGTATTTACTGCACTGTTAACTTTTCCACCAAAGCTCATCACGATTCCTTATTTGAATAAGTGCGCCTCTAGCCACTGGGTCGACGGTATCGAGTTAGCCTATTGGCTTCTCTTACCTCACCAGCCGAGGCGCGGTGGCGTAGGAGTCTTTAAAGATTCTTGCCGTCTTTAATGGCACGAATACGTTGTTCAATTTTCTTGATTTGGGTGCCCACACCCACTTTGCAGTGCTTATTGTGAGCGTGTTGAAGTAGTGCCAATGCCTTTTCCAACGTTTCCAAATTGCCGATCGCTGTCGCTTGCGGTTGGCCTTCTTCATTTCGAATCATGTATAAGCCTGCGAACTTGTACCACTTGGCGTGAACCTTCTCGTGTAAGCGCCAATCTTTCTCGACCTTCTCAAATACTTTGGAGAAGTAAGGTTCAATTGAATTGCCACGTTCCGATTCGCTTTCGGCCCACTCCAAGACCTGATCAGCACAGAATGTCGGCCAATCTCGGCGGAAGTTCTCTGGTGTTGGCAAGTCTCGTTCGATTGCCTTCATGCACCAATCAATGGCGGTATCCAGCTCTTTAATGTCGAACAGCCAGATCACCAAGTTGGTAAAGATTGGGTTTTCGAACTGTTCACCGCTTTCTAAGTAGCTTTGAACATACGATTTGTATTTCGGGACTAAGACATTGCGCTTATGCTCGACACGATCAGCAATCGCATTGAAAGAGCGCAAATGCTTGCGGTCTTCTTCGAAGTCAATCAGCTTGATGTGCAAACTATCGGTGTCAGCCGCAGGGCTAACATTAAAAGCTTTCTGCTCTCTTGCCGCTTTCTTCGCAAGGTTGTCTCTCATGCCAGGAGATAAGCGCATAGTCATTTACCCTTATACTGCAGGTTTCGCACCGAAGTGCACTTTCTCTTCATTGAAGCTTGCGTAACCTTCATGATCACCAACTGCATAACCTTCATTACGTAGGTATGAGTTTTCATGCTGCTTGCGGTCTTCTACGTTCTCAGACTTGCGGTGACGCGTGTTTTTCTGCGTGTAGACATGCAAGTTTTTCAACGTGGTGACTGTCATTCGCATACCAGGGAAGAACGGTGGCGACATTGCACGACGACCAGCAATAGAGTTTGGCAATTGTTGAGCTGCTTTCTTCTCTGTTGGCGTAGTTGCTGCGTCATATAAACGCGCCTGTTCGAATGAGAGAAGATCGGCACCAACCAACACAATTAGATTCGGGTCGCTTCGTAACGCAGGATGAATCTTGGTGTTAATTAGGTCAGATGCCATTGCATCTAAGTTGGTGTAATCACCACCACCGTCAGGATCTAGATAAACATCTACATCAATGATTTGGTCTGGTGACTTCTCTTTAACTAGCTGCTGCCAGCCTTTGTTAACATCTTCACCATTTGGGTTGTTCACCGGATCAGTTGTTTCAGCTACCGAAGTACCGTTGAAGCCAACACGAATAATGTCTTGCGCGAAATTCAGCGTTGCGTTTTCGTTTAGGCGCTTCATGAATTCGCCAGGCTTACCGGAGTTCGCCCAAACGCTTAACAAATCCCACGTAACAACAGCACAAGAGTCGGTTTCGACTAGGGTGTAGGTATTGCCATCAACACCACTTGATGTGGTATGACGACCGCCTTTTTTACGGCCTGTATGTAGCTTGTTGGTGCCAACATCAACAACTTGGCCTGAAATTTGGTCTACATCTTCAACCGTGATCAGCTTGAGGAAATCAACTGATTCCATCAGCTTGTTTTTTAGCGCCGTTTCAACTGGGCCCGAGATAGCGAATTGCTTACTCACATCAGGGCGAGAAAATACTTCACACTGTTTTGCGCAGTATTCTTCCAGTAATGCACGAGCGGTTTGAGTTAATTGCATTTACTATTGCTCCTTACAAAAAGTGGCTTGTGTCTTCCGCCGCACCTTCGCCTAGAGGCTCTTGACCAGGTACTTCTTTCGAAAGGGCGTTGAACTTAGTTTCAAGACCAGAAACTTTTTCCATCAGTGGCGCAAGAGCCGAATTTACCGCAGCGGAGAACTGCTCGACTGTTGCACCTTCCGGTGTTTGTTCCGGTTCTGGTGTTTCTGGGATTTGCTGACCAAACTCTTGTTTGAGTTCATTTTTCAGCTCAGTTTTTAAATCTTCTTTAAGCACACCAAATTGCTCTTTTAGTGCTGCTTTTAATTGTTCTTCGGTCACTTCCGTTTCCTCTGGTTCTGGCTGTTCAGTTGGTGTTTCTGGCAGTTCCCCACCAGATTGGAAATAGCTTGCGATGGTCGCAAATGCTTGCGCTAACGGATTGACAGAGTAAAACTCGCTAAGGTCTATTTGCTCCAATGAATCGGTTTCAATCTCTTGAGTTTCACCCGCTTGGCGAGAGAACTTGAGGCGAGTCGTGCCCGTTGAGGCTGGGGAGTCAGTCACAGCTAGGCCAATCAGGTAAGCTCGCCCCGTTCCTTGGAAATCTGGATGCATCTCGATAGAGGTATAGAGCTTCTGACCTTTTTTGTTAGCGGAGAGTAAGAGCTCATTTGGCGTGATTTTGGCAAGTAATCGCAACTTACCTGCACGTTTTTCGGCTTTAACTTCCGGCACTTCACCCCAGTTATTACCTTCGAATACGTTCCAATGAGAGCGAGAGTGTTCAGGCCAAATTAATGCGGCATAAAGTGCAGGCGAATACGACTCACCCATCTCTTTAATTTGTGCTGCGCTAATCTGACGACCGTCTACGGTAGCACCTTCAGTTGCAACAATATTCCAATCACTGGTTTTGCTCATGTTTGTCGTTTGCCTAGTTAATTACGTCAAATGAATCTTGGTCACGGCAAACAATACGCCTTTGACAGACTGCTTTCAGCCACTTCAATTCCTAGAAATTCGGATTTTGGCTAAATCCGAATTCATCCGAATTTTGCTTAGTCATTTGCGAGTTTTCGGGGCGTATGATGCAGCTATGGCATATTCAGATGAAATAAAAGAGGCCGCGAAAAAGCTTTATTTACGCGGGGTACCTCCAAAGGAAATAGCGGCGCAACTTAACTTAAATAGCGACCGCATCATTTATACCTGGGCGGAGAAATTCGGCTGGGCTTTGTTGTTGAATGAACTTTCTGTTGAGGAAATGATTAACCGCCGATTGGCCGTGTTAATTGATAAAGACGAGAAAAGCGATCAGCAACTTAAAGAGATGGATAAGCTTATAGACCATCACGTTAAGTTGCTAAAAGCTCATGCAGATGCAAAAGCCAAAGCTGAACGTATGCTTTCGCAAGGCAGCTCGAAGTCGAATGGTTCCGAGCCGTCTAATCAAAGCCGTGGTGGTAGTGGCAACAGCAAGAAAAAAGGCAAAGGCAAAAACAACATCGAGCACCTATGTGAAGGTGACTTCGTCGATTGGCATGAATCGCTGTTCGAATATCAGCATGTCATGCGCAACAACATTAAGCAGCGTATTCGCAACATCCTAAAATCACGCCAGATTGGTGCGACTTACTATTTCAGTGGTGAAGCCTTAGAAGACGCAATTCTGACGGGCGATAACCAAATATTCCTTTCAGCTTCTCGCGCTCAAGCCGAGGTTTTCCGCAGCTACATTATTGCCATTGGTAAAGAGTTCTTAGACATCGAGTTAACTGGAAACCCGATCATTCTCTCTAATGGTGCTGAACTTCGCTTTTTATCAACCAACAGCAAAACAGCCCAGAGTTACCACGGCCATGTTTATGTCGATGAATATTTCTGGATACCCAAATTTGACGAGCTAAACAAACTTGCTTCGGCAATGGCTACGCATAAGAAGTGGCGCAAAACTTACTTTTCTACGCCATCATCGAAGATGCACCAGGCTTACCCATTTTGGACAGGTGACCAATGGCGAAAAGGCAAAGAGTCTCGCGCAAAGATTGAATTCCCTACCTTTGAAGAATATCGCGACGGTGGCCGACTCTGCGACGATAAACAGTGGCGTTATGTTGTCACCATTGAAGATGCGGCCAACGGCGGTTGTGACCTATTCGACATTGACGAACTGCGCGAAGAGTACAGCCAAGACGATTTCGAAAACCTGTTCATGTGCGTGTTTGTTGATGGGGCTCTGTCTGTATTCAAGTTTTCAGACCTTGAAAAAGGCATGGTGGATGCCGCCCACTGGCAAGACTTCAAGCCAAATAACAAACGACCTTTTGCCCATCGAGAAGTTTGGTTGGGTTACGACCCGAGCCGAACCAGAGACAACGCCTGTTTGGTGGTTGTGGCTCCGCCTGTCGTCGCAGGTGAACGGTTCCGCGTACTAGAAAAGCACTATTGGAAAGGGCTCAACTTCCAATATCACGTTTCGGAAATCGAAAAAGTCTTTAAGCGCTACAAGGTGACTTATATCGGAGTAGATACCACAGGCATTGGCGGTGGTGTTTGGGATTTGATTTCGAAGAAATACCCGCGTGAAGCTCACGCAATCCACTACAGCAACGAAAACAAAAACCGCCTAGTGATGAAGATGATTGACATCGTAGAAGCCAAACGACTTCAATTTGATGCTGAACACAAAGACATTGCAATGGCGTTTATGGCGATTAAGCGAGTACCAACGGCCAGCGGTAACGCCATGACATTCAAAGCAGAGCGCAGCCAAACCACAGGCCACGCCGATGCATTCTGGGCTATCTCTCACGCCATTATTAATGAGCCGTTAGATCACTCAACACCAACTAAATCAACTTGGGCAACCGCAGCATGACCGAGCAAACAGAAACTTTAGTCAAACAAGAAGAACAATCACCAGAGTCGGTCTATCACATCGACTCCACACCGGAGGCCATCGACTCTAATAGTTGGATGACCTCATACTCAGATTTGTTTTACAACGACACCGATAACTACTGGGAACCGCCAATCTCGCGCACTGGATTAGCCGACATAGCCAGAGCCAACGCATATCACGGCTCTTTGTTGATTGCTCGGGCCAACTATGTCGCAGGACGATTTCAACAAGGTGGTTCGACTCGCCGCAGACACATTCAAGCCTTTTGCCGCGATTACTTCACCTTTGGTGATGCCGCTTTCTTAAAAATCCGTGATGGCTTCAAACGCGTAGTGCGCTTGCATCCGTTACCAGGCATGTACTTACGCAAACGCAAAAACGGCAACTTCGTTATTCTTGAGCGAGACAACCAACAGCGAGAATACCGCAAAGAAGATGTGATCTTCTTGCCTCAGTACGACCCGCAACAGCAAATTTATGGTTTGGCCGATTACTTGGGCAGCATTCAAAGCAGCTTACTAAACAAAGATGCCACACTATTTCGCCGCCGCTATTACAAGAACGGGGCTCACATGGGCTTTATCTTTTACGCGACTGACCCAAGCTTGAGCGAAGAAGACGAAGAGATGATGAAGAAAACCATTGCCAGTTCGAAAGGCGTGGGTAACTTCCGCAGCATGTTTGTGAACATCCCGAACGGTAAAGAGAAAGGGATTCAATTGATTCCTGTGGGTGACATTGCCACCAAGGATGAGTTTGAGCGAATCAAGAACATCACCGCACAAGACATTCTTGTAGGCCATCGCTTCCCAGTAGGCAAAGCAGGAATTATCCCGCAGGGTACCACCAGTTTAGGCGACCCGATCAAGATTGGCAGCGAATACGCCAAAGATGAAATTATTCCAGTATGTGAATTGATTATGGATGAAGTGAACAGTGACCCAGAGATCCCCAAACGGCTCCATTTGAAGTTTGATACCGATACGGTAACAACGGCATAAGACTGTACAAAAACACAGCCATTGACGTAATATTACGCTGTCAGTCAGTTAAGTTAGGTCAATGTATGCGAGTTTATTGCAAATGTGGTGAACGCGCGATTGTAAGTAGAAGCATCGCTAACGATGCCAATTGCGCAGATTTATCTTGTTCCTGTTCTAACCCAGAGTGTGGGCACACCTTTGTCAGCGCCATCGGATATAGACACTCTTTAAAACCTTCAAAGCTTCATATGGGAATTGGCGCGGCTAGCAAACCTTCTATGTTTGGTAGCCGTGTTTTTTGTGGTTGTGGAGAACGGGCGGTAATCAAGAAAACTAACCGCCTATCCAACGATTGTGCAGACCTTTATTGCGAATGTAAAAACCCAGCATGTGAACATCAATTTGTTATGTCGTTATACTTTAGCCACACGCTGAGCCCATCATCAAAAACGACCAACGATTTGGCAGATTGCCTAATCAAGGTTTTATCTCCTGACAAGCGCGACCACTTGAAGCAACAACTTGCCTTGTTTTAGCACTTAACTCTTCCACTGGGGCAGCGATCAGCTGCCCTTTTTTATGTCCAAGAATCAGCGACAACAAAAACAGTCCGACTTCGTTGTTCTGATCGCAGTTGCCACATGTATCGTCTGCAAGTGCACACAAAACAAACTCCTCTGCTTTTTGATGTAGTTCAGACATTTAGCCTCCTAACTGACGATTTACTGTATATTAATACAGTAGTTTTTATCTAACAAATTTATTCTTGGTTTATTGCCTATACTGATATGGTGATCAGTATTCAAAGCATCGAAGCACTCTAATTATTCAAACACTATGGCGTTGTGACATGCATCAATTCTCATACATCACTGATCACAGTTGGCATATCCATAGTTCTAATCCGCCATATGTGGCGAGTAGTGACGGAGTTTTATGCCTGCAGAAAACCGACATACCGACCCTATAATGTTGTTTTTAATACAAGAACGACTAAGACAGCGTAAAACCCAAAAGGTACTTGCCCGTTTATCTGGCATCGAATACCGCATGTTGCAACGTTTGGAACAAGGCGAACGCCCCATAGATATTCGCCAAATGCGGTTACTTTGCGCGGCACTCAACGTTCCTTTCTCCCATGTTGCATTGCACGAGACGATCACAACGTATCGACACGAACTCATCCAATCGCTTCCAGCCAGCATTCGCAATGAGCTGCTAGACCTCATCCACTCGATTCACCAAGAACTGGAAAAGAAACGAGCTTGATACCTACGTTATGATGAGTTGCTAAACGCGCAACCCCTAAAAATGTAGATTGCATGAAAATAATTGAGTTGTGTATGTCGAGGTTGCGACATTGCCAACGATTGAAAGGTATGTTAACGCCAGTGGTTATGGGGCTGCATCAACATAAAAATGTTGGTTGTCTTTTCACTACGCTAATGGCCAATCGCCTTCCAACTCAGGGAAGAACGAAAGGCCTGGTTGTTGGTATTCATCTTTTACTTGTTCAGGTTGGGTAAATAGTTGGTCCCACCCCTCAAATTCCATCCAATTCCTGTCTTCTGCAGGTGCACGGCTGACTTCGACTAGCTGCGCTGGACGTTTGTTGCCGTGTTCGTCTACCTCCGCAGGGCGGATTTGAATACTGGTCGCCTCATCGACGCGAACTGAACTACCTCTTAGTAACGCGGCCAGTGCCGCATCATCCATGGTTGGCGAATCTTTCGCCTTAATCTGTCTAGGATTGAGTAAACGAGTTAGCTGATCGCAGACCTGTACTTTCTCGGGCTCCGTACAGTTATTGACAGAACTCCGAGAGGAGCCAGAGGCTCCAAAAGCGGTCGCTTCGCTCCCAAGAGCGCACGCTTTAGCTTCATCGTTAACCTTTGATTTCTTCTGAATCGTCCAAACTTTGGTGCGTGTTTTGATGGTTTCTTCTGGTGTCGCGAAACCTTCGATTTTGCGAACGTCTTCCCCATGTGGTGAAGCAAACGGCAAAACCTCATAAGAGTTCACGATCAGCAAATCTTCACGTTTAACGAATGGGCCACCTTGCCCCATGATGTAACCTTGCCAGTTACCATGGTCGGCAGCTTTTAAAGTGTCTGTGATGCTTGCATCTTCTGACTTGGTGCGTGCTTGGTAGCTATCACCAATCACCTTCATCAACTCTTCATTGGTGATCAGCTTGCTCGGCTTGATAGGCCCAACCAAATCACGCTGCAGCATCGAGTAAATAGTGAGTAGGTCGACACGCTCTTGCATGAAGAGGTATTCCATAAACGCTTTTTTGTTCTGGTTAGCAAAGCGGCGTAATTCACGGTAAGTCGTAACCGGTGCACCACCAAAGAACTGAAATTGACGAATGTTCCAACGGCTTTTCCAAGCACTAACATTTTTCGCCATGTCTTTAACTGACTTGCCAGTTTCGTCGGATACTTCATCGTCCATCGCGAAACCGTCGATGTTTTTGGAAATGTATTTAGCGATGTAGCCTGTTGCGGTGCCTTTCTCTGGGTCAATTTCGCCTACATCACAACGAGCCGAGTGATCAAACTTACCTTGTTTATCAAATAGCTCGTGCTTGTCTTCTTTCGTTGCGTAATCGACAAATATTTCTGTAACTGCCTCTTTGTCCTCTGGCTTAACCCAGATAAGCAAATGCCAGTGTGGTGTGCCATCATGATGCGGCTCTGCAACACGAACCCCAAACCAACGGATTTCTTTACGACCTAACTTGGCGCGGATTCGTTGCCATACATTGTTTAGGTACGTTTGCGCATCACGTGGGCTTGCGCCGTTCCAGTGACCAATGAAACCGCCTTTCTTGTATGAGTTGTGATATTTAGCTGGCGTGGTCAGCGTTAGGAACAAACCTTGTAAACCAAGCTCATTGCCAATGTCTTCACAGCCTCGGCAGCGCACCATTAATTCATGGCGACGAATCGCAGGGTTAGCCACACTCTTTTTGACCATATCCCACAAATCAGCTTCTTCACCTGTTTCTTCATCTAATAGCTGACACTGTTTAATGTATTCATAGTTCGCTGTTTGCTGCTCTTGGTGTTCACGAACACAATCCCAAGACGCATACGGCGAAGCCTTAGAAGAGACTTGACCCATTGCAATGGCTAGGTGCTCACGCATGATTTTGCGGATTTTATTAAGACGGCCACACCACCACTTCTCGCTGATCAGCTTTGAAATGTCTTGCAGTGCAGATAACTCAGATTGCTCTTTGTACTTGCGAGGAGGCTTAACACCAAAAGTGTTGGTTACGAACTTAGCAACTTGCTCATAGGTGAACACCACCGCCATGGTGGTACCAAGCTCTGTCTTTGCGTGATACTTGTCGCTTTCCAATCGAATAAAGCGATCAACAATGACAGAGATTTTAAAAGCCATCTCTTTGAGTTCAGATGGCTCAAGCTCTGCAAGTAATCGACTTTTTACTGGCTTGCGATTGCGCTCTACCTTGTCAAAATCAAAGTATGCTTGCTTATTGTTAGCAAAGTCGCTTTGCTCAGTGTCGCTAAACTCTTCACTAAGCAAAGAAACCTTTTGGGTTGTCGGTAGTTTTTTGTATTTGCGTAAAACCATAAGCGCACGCTCTGCAGCTGGCCCCATGCGCTCACGCAAAAAGATGTTCGCCTCTCTTCTGCTTTTCTTTTCGAAAACTGAAATGTAACGAGTCACAAAGTACTTGGTTAGGTAATCCGGTAGATCTTTAATTCTTTCTCGCGCCCATTCGAAGTCTTCTGGGTTCGCTTCAAATAGTTTGCGTTCAGTGACACTCATGCCTTCCGGTTCACGATCAAACACCGGGCGTTCTGCCGAAATTTCTACCGTCTTAGGCTTTTGCGGATAAACGTGCAAATGCCCCCATTGCTGACAAGCGATGGAGGCTGCACGTTTTTGTTCAGTGGTAAATGTGATTTTCTCGGCCATTAAGACTTAATGCCTTCAGAAGTCCAACCGTGAATGTCTTTCAAGGTCCCTAGAACTTTTGCATTTGTTTCACCCGCCAACAGACCTTTGATAGTGTGCTGGCACCCACTACAACCACAGAAATCACCACCACATTCACACTGTTCTTCTGAGTTATGACGAGCAGCTGTGAAAGGCTTAAGTTTCAAGCAGTCTTGGCAAAGTACTTGTTTTGGTTCGCTCACGCTGCCACCTCATGACCAACTGACACGATATGACTTAGTCCTTGAGGAATATCGAAGCGATTGCCGTTATCCCAAATGAACCATGCGTATTCACACGAATCTGAACCACCGCCCACAAAACGTGGCCGAGGCACAATAATTGGGCACTTTGGCGGAAAGCCTATTTCAAACCAGAAAGGAAGGCGCTTTTTCGAACCTAAGTAATTCACACGCTGCAGGTATGCCATTGTGCCGTCTGGTGCTAACTCACTTAGGCTTTTGCGAATGAATTCCTCCGTTAGTGAAAACGGAGGGTTAGTGATGATCACATCTTGCGTACCGAAATCAGTTGTCAGGTAATCAATACCTTTTTCGATTTCAGCAAATGACTTTTGGCTTTGTGGCAAAGCTATCTTGTCGAAGATTGCACCAGTACCGTAACAAGGTTCTAAGAACTTGTCGGTCGGGCGAACGGTTAACTTTGATAGCAATGCGTCGACAACTTCTGGCGGCGTTGGGTACAGCTCACGAGGTTGCACTTTTCCGGTAGTTGAACTCATAACCTACCCCTTACATTTTGCTAGCGCGTTGTTGTACTGGTCAGAATCAACCCAAACAATCAAAGCTGTTTTCTTGTTGTCCGCTAGGTCTGTAGCTCCTAGCCCATCGGTTTTAAACTTGATAGTGGTTAGCCCTTTTTTGAACTGGGCTGAATCCATGCACTGGTGCAGTGCTTGAACGGTTACATTTTCGTCACCAATTTCATTAAGTAGTTGCGTTAGTGATGCCATACCTACTCCCTTACTTTCCAATGACTGACAAGCAGTACTGTTCAAATTGAAAAAGCGCTTCATCGTCCCAACGGCCAAGATCACGCAAGGCAAGCATTTCAATGAACAGGCTGCGGTTTTTCATATCTAGCTGTGACCAATGGTGTAGCTGTGGCTTGGCGTTCTCGTTTTGATAAGAGCGATACCAGCTCACGTAGGTATGAGCGAAGAACACGCTGGCACGATCACCCTGCATTGCTTCTTTGATGTCAGCTAAAACGTCTTCTAGTGGGCGGTGTGTTTGAACAGGAGTTAACTTTTTAGCGATAGCATCAAGCTGAATCACGATTTCTTCTTGCTGCGCTATACTGCTTTTTTCGAAGCGTGCGGCAATCTGTTCAAATGATTGGTTGAATAGTTGTTCGTAGATGTTGCTCATGCTTCCACCTCTGCTTTTGCTTCGGCTTCTTCACGGGCTTCAATGATCAGTTCGGTGATTTCACTTTCGATTCTTAAAAGACGCTGAATTGGGCAATCACCAGTTGGACAACCAACATAGAACCCATCAACAAGGCTGACTTCTTCACGGTAGACAACTGGTGAAAGTGAGTATTCATCACCATCTGGTGATGCCACAGACAGTGGGCGAACACGAACAATGAATAGATTGCTGCAGCCACGGAATTGGGTGTTGATGTTTAATATGTCCGTGTTAGCCATTGCTAACACATTAATAGCGTGAACGATGTCAAAAGCTTCTCTTTGCTTAAAGTTCTCTGCTAGTTCTTCGGCAATCACTTCAAACGAACCTGATTTCATAGCTTTTGCTAGCTCAGTAAGTTGCTTCTCTTCATATGGGTTAAGAGTTACTACATATTGCTTTGGAAACAGGCTAGACAACGCAAATGAAAGACGGCGGTTTTGTTCCACCATCAGTTCATTAAATGTCTGAGATTTTTCTAAATTTTGCGTTGATTGTTCTAAAACGTTTTCGGCTTGGGCCAATACTTTTTTGGCTTGTTCTAGTTCACTCATCTTCTATGCTCCTACGCTAAGACGAAAAAAAAGCCCCCATTCCTTGTGGAATACAGCAGGGGCAAAGGCTGGCTAGGTTATTAATTAACTTTGCAAATATCGGAATGTTTCAGACGGCGGACATCGCCCACTTTGCGGTCAAACTTCAACACCATCTCTTTCAAAAACTGCATACCAGAACGGAGTTTTTGCAGCTCTAGGTCATCAAACGAATCAAACTCGCGGCTGTAATCTTTTGCAGGCATACCACCCGCAATAAGAATCAAACCACGGTTGCGATCACTCATTTCGTCATACATCTTGCGCAGCTTATGACGCTTTACGCCCTTATCGAAAAGGGACTTACAAGCAGCAATGCTTTCTAGTGCGCTTGGTGTTTTGCTCTCTACGACAGGGGTATGTGTTTCATGTTGTCTAGCTAACTGGCTCATCATTACTCCTTAGGCTAAGCCTGGAATCGGCGCACCATTGGCAATGAAGTCCACGCCCATACTTAAAATTGGGGAAGCGCCAGAAGTGCGGTTTTCAATATCGTTGATAAGAAGCACAAGGTTGCCGATGCCAGCTTGTGCCTTTTGGATAAGTGATTGTTTATGAGTGCGTGATAGGCGTGGGCCATTGCCGTGTTGCAATGCCCAAGTAGACAGTTCGCCAGCATTGGCACTGTGTTTTAGAAGTCGCTCAACAATGCTTTCGGCTTCTTCTGCGTTTTCAACTGGTGCTGCCACCATATCGAGCCCAAGCAAAAGGCTATTAACGAGCGTGTAGTTGCCGCTGATTTTTGAAACCGCAACAACTTCCACTGGCTTGATTACATGACGCTGACCTGGATTCAACTTGGCGCGAAGCAGGTCTTCGCTCATTCCCATTTCACGGGCGATGTGTGCCATGTTCTCTGAGTTCGCAAATGAGCAACAAGCCTCGTCAAATGACTTTTGTCTGGACTCGCAAAAAACGGACATTGAGTTATTTGTAGCCATCACTAATACTCAATTAAAGAAGAAAGGGACGAAAACGAATGACCAGCCGATGATATTCAGCCAAAGAGGACATTTGTTTGGGTAGTTTTCTTCCCAAGACTCACTCTTAGCATCTTGCAGAGTGAGTTTGGTTTTAGGTGGGATAGCGAAGCTCATACTGTTTGCTCCGCCATTTTTTGGGCGAACTTAACCATGTTCACAAGAACAGAGCTTCTAGAACCCTCTTTAGGCAGGATTGGAATGTCGCCTTTTGCTAGTGCGCGATCAAAAGATGCTGATGACCAGCCAGTACGACGAAGAAATTCTTTTTTAGTACAAAAAGGTGCGTCAACTGCTATTTGAATACTTGCCATAGTGGTATCCTACTCGTTTAAGAATTATTGATGCTTATTGGTGAGACATGGAGCATCAATTTCGTGTTTGAGTAATTATTAGATCGAATTTTCTGTTTTGGCAAGATTTTTAGCTCCTTAAAACAGAAATTTTGCTTCTCAAGTCAAATTAATTACTCATTTTGGTATTTGAATATCTAGGGAAATACTCAAATGAGCAGAATTCCTGCAAAAGTTCCGCCGTATGAATATCTAAGCGGGCGTGAATTTACTGAAAAGCTAAAAGAAGTGACTGGTTGTAAAACTTTCGAGTTGCTTAGTGATCACTATGGAGTTCCCAATTCAACCTTTTCTACTTGGCATACTCACAATAGAACTGGCTTTGAGTTGATAGTTCGTGAACACCTAAAGTCCGGCGCATCAGTTAGATATTTGGCTCTTGGTGAGGGAAAACCTTTTGATGATGAGCAAGTACCTGCAGATTCAATCAAAGTGAACTCAATCGTAAACGGGCAATTGGAAGAAAGAGGATCGCTATCTCTTGATTCGCTTACCCTTGACGGCTACGGACTGAAAGCCAGCAAAACAATCATTGTCGAACATGATGGTCAACGTTGCTTTATTAACAGTGAAGAAACACATGCCACATCAGGCCGCTACTTGATTGAAATTGACGGCGCTCACTCGATAAATCATGTTCAAAGGCTACCTGGCAAAAAACTTGCGATCAGCTTTGGCAATTCGACCATTGAGGCATCAGAAGAAGACATAAATGTGCTAGGTCGCGTAACCATGAGCATGAACAAAGAATAGTAAGTTGGTTAATTGCCTAGGAGTAAGTTAATGAGAAGAATAATACTAGGTTTAGTTTTAATAGCCTCTGCACATGCATACGCTCAAAACGATCTAAGTACGTTGTCTGACTGCCAGTACTCAAAAAAAATGATTGATGAAGCTTCGCCTTTACTGCTCAAGGCTGTTTCATTTGTAGGCAACGCTGATTATCGAGAGATTGCACAGTGGAGAACTACAACATTCAATTCATCTATATCTCAAGTTGAAGATAAATACAGACTCTCGCCGGAAGAGGCAATGTCTGCAAACCGCAACCTCTCCACACAAATTCACAATGACTTTGTTAACCGTACTAGATTACTTGCTCAAGAGATCTACAACCATGTAAGAAACGGCGGTGACAAGTCTGCAATTCAAGAGCAGTGGCAAATAATAAAGAAAACTGGCGAACTTTATGCCCAGCAATGCGAGCAACCAAGTAAGTAATGAGCGTTCGTAAGTCAGAAGACGGCAATAAAAAACCATGGATATGCGATATTCGTCCAAATGGCCGCAACGGTAAACGCATAAGAAAACGCTTTGCCACTAAAGGTGAAGCACTTGCTTATGAGAAGTACGTTTTAAAAGAAACCGACGACAAGCCATGGTTAGGTGAAAAAAGCCAAACTCGCAGCCTGTTGGATATGATTAATTTATGGCAGGAACGCCACGGCCAGTCACTAGCTCATTCAAAATACACCTATAACAAATTGAAGGTTATAGGATTAGCAATGGGTGATCCGCTGTACCATAAGCTAACGCCAGCTATGTTCACCGACTACCGCACTCGCCGTTTGGCAGGTGAAGTAGCCGACTTGAATGGCCGGAAGGTGGCAGTAACTTTCCGCACCTGCAACAACGAACAAGATTTACTTAATGCTGTGATTGTTGAACTGCAGCGCATGGGCGAATGGAAAGGCGAAAACCCTTTGAATGCCGTTCGCCAATTCAAGCTGCATGAAACGGAAATGGAGTTTTTGACCGTTGAGGAAATGCAAACGCTTATTGCCAATGCCGAAGCGCATGAGTTCCACGACGACATGCACAAGATCATCAAACTTTGTTTGGCGACAGGTGGACGATTCCGTGAAGTATCGCGACTCACTGGCGCACAGCTAACAAAATACAAGGTCACGTTTACGCAGACGAAAGGCAAAAAGAATCGTTCGGTGCCGATCAGCCCAGAACTCTATGATGTGATTTACAAAGAGGGTTCTGGCCCATTGTTTAGCATTGGCTATTCGACCGTTTACCGATTCATTGTGAGAAACGTTCCACGACTAAAACAGCAAGCGGCCCACGTTCTGCGCCACACTTTCGCGTCTTACTACATGATGAACGGTGGTAACATTATCGCCCTGCAACGCATCCTTGGTCACAGTGACATAAAACAGACCATGCGATACGCTCACCTAGCCCCCGATCACCTAGAAGATGTGGTCACAAAAAACCCTTTGGCGAACATCATGTAAGTGCCTAATGTGGACACCAAAACGTCCACATTATGTCCACAAATTTTCAGAATATAGATAAATATTGATGATTATTGATGGACAAGCCTTTGATAAATACCCACCACGCCTTGTGTGGCCTAGTCTCTATTGGGATGATTTAAAATGTGGTCTTCCCAATCCACCACATCAATTTCGTACACCACTTTGTTGCGGACACTTTCGCCCGCCGCGTGCATTGCGGATTTCGAGCCCGTAATCAACGGGTGCCATTCTGGTAATGGCTGATTTTCGGCTAACAGACGGTAAGCACACGTGTGCGGTAACCAAGTGAAATCGTCGATGTCTTCGCGTGTCAGCTTGGTGCACTCTTCGCCAGAGGTAAAGCGATTTGGGTAATCCTTACATGAACATGTTTTGCTGTTCAGCCAGCTACACGCCACATTGGTGTAGTAGATTTCATCGGTATCTTCATCCATTAGCTTGTGCAGACAACACTTGCCACACCCATCACAAAGAGATTCCCATTCCTCTTCGCTCATGTGTTCTAACGATTTACTTTGCCAAAATGGAGTGCTCATACTTCAGGTCTCACCAAGGGAATTAGGGGCCGATTTATACTCTTCTCGCCGCAAAAGTTCAAGTTTTGAGACGATCTCCAATCGGCATCAAGTATCTAATACGATATTCAACCATTTTCAATTAACTGTTCTATCCTTATACGAGTTCGCATTATTTCATTGATCACGAAGGAATTAAGGAGTTTTCATGGGTATCATTTCTTGGATTATTTTGGGCTTGATCGCCGGGGCCTTAGCGAAATGGTTGATGCCAGGAAAAGATGGTGGAGGCTGGATCGCAACCATGTTGCTCGGGATTGCCGGTGCCTTTGTTGGTGGTTTCCTTGGCGGCATTCTTGGATTTGGTGGCGCGACAGGTGTAAACATCGGCAGCATCATTACCGCAACGCTGGGCGCGTTTATTCTGCTGTTTGTTTACAATCGCTTCTTGAGATGATCACAACGGTTTAAAAGCAAAAAGGAGCACTCTATTGAGTGCTCCTTTTTATTTTTTCTTAAGCGACTCTTCCAATCCACGTCAAAATGACCATAATTGCCCCCTCAATTTTTAAGAGGTTTACATTATGGATTGTCGATTAGGATGCGGAGCTTGCTGTATTGCGCCAAGTATCTCTTCACCGATACCTGGAATGCCCAAGGGCAAACCAGCAGGTGTTCGTTGCGTGCAACTCAACGATGACAATTTGTGTAAGCTGTTTGGTAAGCCTGAGCGCCCTAAAGTTTGTCACGATTTTAAGCCGTGTCCGGTTGTGTGTGGCAAAACCAACCAAGAAGCGCTCGACAACATCACTGAGCTAGAGCAACTTACTTAATCTATTCAGCGCACCTGTTTAATCGTTCCCCAGCTCTCGCAAATACAAGTAGATGGTATCGCGCGATATACCAAGATGGTTTGCAACCATTAAAACAGCGTCTTTGTATTTAAAAATGCCTAGGCCATGCAGGCGCGTCACTAGTTCACGGTTGCGTTTAGAAGGCGCAATGGCTTCATTTTCCCACACTTCTGTTTGCACGGTTTCTATCGTACTGATGATGGTTTCATCAATATTACGCGCAAACGTTTCTGGTGAGCGAGCACCACCAACACAACACTCGGTGTGTTGCTGAGGCAGCATTGCCTTTAAAAATGCCTGCATCGGTGCATCCATATCCACGTTGATACACAGCAAACCAATCGGTTTGTTTTTTGGATTTCTGACAATTGTCGTAATGGAGTGCAAGGTCTTTCCGTTCGACGTTTTCGTCAGATACGAATCAGAAACGTCCTTGCCCTCTCTTAACTTCATTCTCGCTAAGTTGGTAATTGGGGCACCTTCACTGCGTTCCGTCACGTGCCCATTTGCGATTTTGATGATTTCCGGCGCTTCGGCATCTAAGCTGTGGAGAACCACTTCAGTGTGTTCACCATACATACGTGCAATGCCATCCACGACGTTTTTCATAGAGTTCAAAATATCGAGATCACTCTTGGTGAGTTTCTTTAGTAGCAATGTTACTTCCCTTAGCAAAAACTGGAGGTTAGGCCGACATAATATCGATAATAGATTTGTCAGTATACGGCATACCGAAACGAACCATTGAGCCAACATTTCTTATCGTTTGCTCAACTTCTTCGCCTACTATACCTTGATTCTTAACACTGTGGTTACCCATAGCCATCAAATATGAGCGCACCGCCGTTGTTGACGAAGTACACACTTTCATCGCACAAGAGGACTTCGCACCATCGCACACCATACCTGAACTGTCGCTGATGACGTTTTGAATAGCGTAGCATGATTGCTCGAATGTACCACCAGCTAAATATACCAGCGCCATAGATGCCGCCGCACTGGTTACAGTGTTGCCACAAAATGCGGATAACGGTGGGTAATAAGATTTGATGTAAATAGCCCCTAAATGACTCATGATCAACGCGCGAGCCAGCTGTTCTTCGTCGTTTTGGAATGCTTCTGCCGCAACTACAACTGGCATTGTAGCGGCAATACCTTGGTTCCCACTGCCGAAATTGCTCATGGCTGGCAACGTCGCCCCTCCCATGCGAGCATCAGACGCCGCGGATGTCATCATCTGTATACGACTCATTAAGTCATTGCCCAATAAGCCTTGCTCGATGTTGCCTTTTAGCGTGCGTCCAATTTCTAGGCCGTAACCTCGGTCGATACCTTCTTGAGCCAGCAAGGTATTGAGCTCTGCAGCTTGGAGAATGAATTTGATCTCTTCAAAAGGCGCTTGAGTGGCAAACTCATAGATTTGTTTGATCGAAATATCCACACCTTCACAAACGGAAGCGGTTGCAACGCGTTGCTGTGGTGGAGCATCAAAAATCACGTCGCCATTGCGCGTGATCTGGATAATGTTGGTGTGACCGCCACTGATCGTGACCGAAACAACATCGTCACCAGAAGTGAGCGTTACGCTGCAATAAATGAATTCTTGCGTATCCATGCGCGCTACAGTTACCCGCTCTTTATCTATCAATTGTTGCGCAGCAGCGACATCCTGCTCATTAATCCGAGCCAACACTTCCAGTTCTGCTGTTGGGTCACCGGCTAATGCACCAACTGAGGCGGCAATTTTGAGGCCTATCTTGCCCGTTCCGGGTACGAAAACACCCATCGAGTTTTTAAATAGGTTGTCTGAAACACGCACCTCTATCGCATCAATATCGGATGTGCCTAACTCTTTTCTAGCAACTGCTGCCGCGTACGCAGCAGCAATGGGTTCTGTACATCCTAATGCAGGTTTCACAACTTGCTTCATGATTTGGATATATTGTGTCCATTGCTGGTTCATGCTCTGTTCTCCGTATTACTTTTTATGAGCAATCGCTTCGACTTCAATTAACACGCCAAGAGGCAAATCTTTCACTGCGAAGCAACTGCGTGCCGGACAATCTTGTTGGAAAAACTCTGCGTAGACCTTGTTAAACTCGGCAAAGTCATTAATATTCGATAGGTAACACGTTGTTTTTAAAACAGTATCGACACTGCCACCACCAGCCTCTAAAACGTGCTTCAAGTTAGTAAGAGATTGATGACTTTGTGCACTGATGCCGCCTTCAACTACTTTTCCTGTTGCCTTATCAACGGGTAATTGACCAGATGTAAAAATCAAATCGCCATAGCTAGTGCCATGTGAATAAGGTCCGATAGCAGCAGGCGCGTGTTCAGATGAAATCAATTCTTTCATTTTTAAATCCTCACATAAATTTTATTTTTTATTAAGAAGTTTCTAATTTAACTTCCGTATTAGCGTTATTTTTTCAATTAAATATGAA